CTATGGATGCAATAAAAATGTTTCCTTCTCCAGGCGTCAAAATGTTGACATCTCCAGTGTAAGGCTTGCCTGTTCCGTCAATAAACTGACCGCTAGGATCTTTAATAACAGCAATTTCTTGCAATACTTTTTCAAACTTGGCAGCGTACCTTGCCCAAAGCACACTTTGACCCGTGAGCAAAAATTGTAGTGCTGCGTTGTATCCTACCTTATCAAAATCAAAATGCAGATCCATTGCGTATTGAGTGTTACGCTCAAGAATTACACTACCAAGCTCATAAGGTATGCCGCCCGACCGTTTGCGCAGATTTACTTCTGCTTTTGGCGTAGAAGAGTAATAGGCAGGAAGCAAAGTATTAACACAATACCACCAAACATTAAGTCGTCGCTCTGCATCATTTAAAATGCCTACTTGTTTTTGTGCATTGTAAACTCTAATTGATTCTTCTGCTTGCTCTACAAATCTTTTACGACGTTCTTGAGATTGAGTGATTTGAGCTTTCCACCAACGAGGAGAATACTTTTGAATTGACGGCTTTATTTTTACGCTCATATCCTTGCTCGTTTTGATTGCGAACGCATTTGATTTATATATGCTTGCAGTTTAATTCGACCTTTATTAAATACTTCTGCTGGCTGTTCCCACTTTGCATCAATCAAGCGCCCTTTGCAGAGGTATCTTAATGCGTCACAGGCATGATCATTGCCAGTAGAATCTGCATCCTCTGGCCGTCGCTTATCTATGGATAAGGATGGTAAAGTTTCTAACAAATATGGGCAAGTAGCAAAAATGTATAGCAAAGGCGGGTTGGCAACTAGCCGTTGTCGAATCTGCGACCATCCTGAAATGCGATCATTATCCGCTGCGCGAAAGCTAGGAAACTTATACTTCGCAAACACGGTTGTGAATTGATCAGCAATACTTGGTCCGCCTTCGTGATTAAAAATACTAGGATCGGCAAATGCTAGTGGATTTTCTCCGACGGATACAGATCCGATTCTATTAGCCTGATCAACGTTATCAACTCCTTTTCCCCACATTTCTCTGTAGATAATAATTGCTCCTTTTGGATACGGTACTTCATTGCCCGAATCGTCTCGGCCTGATGAAACAGCACCCCAAACAGCAGCGAATGGACTGCGATAACCCCAATCATACCCCATATACCTATGCCAGTGTTTAGGTATATTAAAAGGACTAATAATGTGTTTAGAGCTAAACTCAGGAAAGTAACTGCCTTCATGGATTTCAAAATCTCCTTCTAGCCATGCTCTGACAAGCTCAGGAGAGCCTACCATGTGCAATCGATTAATATATTCAGGATCTCTAGCTAATAGAATTTGGTTATCATGTACGCGACTGGGAATATAAATATAATCAAAACTTGCCCCATTTGGTAACATTTTTTTAAGCAGCTTCATTCCTTTAGGAGCTGGCTTAATAAATAATTCTTTTAGCCAACTATGCCCAATGCCGCCAGGGTTAAAGGTAAGCATAATTTGACCGCCGCCTTTACCTCGTAATGCTCCAAATAGTTTCCAGATAGGGGCAGGATCAGCATAGTTTCCCGCCTCTTCTATAGCGCAATCGGATAAATTTTGACCCTGATATTTTTCAGCATCAGCATCATTAGCTAAAGGTCTAAAACGTAACCTACCACCCGACAAAAAGGTAAATTGTTTTTTCTGGTCCTGCCAATGCGCTTTTAGCGGTAGATATATCTGCTTTGCACGCTCAATAAGGTCATCAGCCTGGGGTAGTTCTTTACGAAAAAAGATAGCATTAAAATCAGCCCCTAACTGTTCTTGCTTAATTGCAAACTTGCCCAATACTCCGTCAGTCTTACCACCACCTCGCGCACCGCCATAACCAATAAGTGTAATAGGGCAGTTTACCAACGCCTCCTGCGGACCTTTTTGCGGGCACCATACGACATTTACATCAAGATTATTGGTCATTTACGCCCAAAGTATAAATGCGACTAACGCTGCATTTTGGGTTTTGGCAAATAAAATAACTTTCTTCTCGCCCTGCATATAAACTTACATAGGGTCTAGTGCTTTCTTGTTTTAGAGTGGAAATAACCTCACATTTAGGGCAACGCATTATTTCTGGCTTTTCGTCATCCTTAAAGCTGTGTTCAATTCCCATATTCTATCGTGCTCCTCCTTACTAACCTTATGGTCAATTAACCTAAACGATTTCTTACACCACTTAAAACCACAAACTACCCATAAATTATCTGTAACAATAGCACCATACAAGTTACATTGTGGACATTGATAATACTCAATCTTCTGATTGGGTAAGGTATTTTTGAACAAATTCTTCTTTCGACATCGGCTGGGCACTAACTACACTCCTAATCTCGCCCGTAATTTCTAGGGTCTGCTGCTCTGACCAACCTAGTTTAGTCTTTAACAGGTGAAGCAAGATAGGTGTATTTCCATTCATAGCTTCAGCTATAGCCACCGTAGCCAAACCTTTTTGCATCTGACTCTGACCTTCTAAAAACTCCTCAGAGTAGTACTTATCCAGCAAGTAAGGCGTAATCCTAGCCGCTAGCGCCGTAGAGCTCTTAGACAGCCCCAAACGCCCCATATCCCGTATCTGTAATGCTAACTGCTCATCCTTTTGATGCTCTCTAGTTTGGGGTATCTCCCGCATTACAGGGGGTAGTACCTCTATTTCAGGCGTCTTTTCATCACTCATAAACCTAGCACCTCTTGTCGTAATCGGTTAGCAGCTACCTCGCAATATTTTTCTTCAATCTCTATGCCAATAGCTTTACGTCCTAAATCCTTGGCGGCTCTAAGTGTAGTGCCAGATCCCGTAAAAGGATCTAAAATAATACCAGTTGCTTTACTTCGCTTAATACACCACTTCATTAAAGGTAGTGGTTTTTGCGTAGGATGCAAACGAAAATTGGCTTCTGCTGCTAAAGATAAATCTCGATAGCAATACACTCCCGAACCGCCTTTTTGCCATGCTATTTCTGCATCAGACAAAAAAGAATTAAAAGCCGCATCGTTTCGTTTTATCCACACAAGAACACTTCCACGAGGTAGCTTTGAAAGATAGTTATTAAATCCAAATAAAATAACATGCGGATAACTTAAAAATGGCGTTGGATCAAAATCTTTATCATCTCCAACAATCGGAGTTCCCCAATCTCGTCCAACCCCTCGTTTGCTTTTTGAATCTTTGCTTCCTCCACTAAAACGCTTTGAATTAGTGTTCCAATTCACCCCATAAGGCGGGTCAGTAAGCACTAAATCCACAGGCTCTAATAGCGGCAATATCTCCTTACAATCGGCATGGTAGAGCGTTACATAATCATCCTGGTAATACGGCTTGGGTAATTTAGGATTTTTTAAATTTGCCTCAACCCCTGCAACTTCACCCTGTTTTAAATCAGTTCCATCCATGTTTTTTATGCCCTAACTATCCAATACAGTTACACTATCCAAAAACCCCTCTTGACACCATCCATTTCTTACCCCCCTAATACCCCTATCGGCTCTCTTCTTTACCCCCAAACCCTATGCTCCGTTTCCAATAAATCTATTATCATCCATTACACCGTAGACTCCCCTCGCCCCTCTAAAGGGGACATCCCTCACCAAAGCCCTAAACTTGCCCCTAATTACAGAACAAGGTTTGAGTCTAATATCGGGAATTTTATATGTGGAGTGAGATATAGACTTAACCGGTACCCTCTTCGTTTTCAAATTGATTTTCGTTTTGAAAAGCATGGCTAGGAAATTCAGGTAGTTAGGCGAGTTTTAGAATTGACCGATAAGTAGCCTTATTAGTCAATTTCTGGTAACTATGCGATATCATTGAGTAGTTGCATAAACTCATCGGCTGATAACCCGCCTAGCTTGGCTAGTACTACCAACTCCAACGGCCAGTACATCAGCTTAGCACGCTCTCGATACTGCCATGCTTCGCGCGTGATACCTATCAGCTTGCCAGCGTGAGTCTGAGACAATCCTAGCCTACGCCGAATAGCATAGTACATGTTGCCCTTGGGTCGCTTGATAGTGTGCCGATATCTTGCCCTATGATTCTC